AATCAAAAAATAGCTACAACTATACAAGATATGGCACAATTCAGAAATCCGGACGTTGTTGTCGGCTCGAAAATAGAATATGGCTACGGGTTGAAAATGACTGGCGGAGGAGGTTGGGGAATGGTACATAAAAACGTAACCGAACCGAAAATGCTACCATCAAGTGTGGTTGGAGTTATGGAGAATAAAGTATTTTCAAACCCTAAAGAAAATAAATACTTCGTCCCAGTAACTTACTACGGACTACCAAACCCAAAGTTGAAATAAGCTACCGAAGTTGTTTGAATTGAACAGTACAATAGACTATTACTGATTTCTATAACCTATTTTATATCATTTATCGGTACTAAATTTTTAAGCATTTTAAACATTATACTACATATAGAATTTTCTGGAATTTTTCTCCACTCAATAAAATCTTGCGGCATATCAAATTCTTCTAAAATAGCAATAACTCTCCCATTATAGTCTAGGGCATAAGACTTAATAGTACGATATTTATAATTTAATAAATCAAATTGCAATACAAAATCGAGATTAATATTATTAGAATGAGATTCAATAAGTGCATAACCATAATTGTCTTTGACTCTAAAAGAATCTAAATCCACATAATATCCTTCTCCAAATTCACGTAAATTTCTAGCAAAAGTACAACATTGCATACATAAAAGAATACCAAGAGCTAATAAAAATCTTTTCATTATCCCTCCCCTGGAGTAAATCTATAAAGATGAATATCCCCTTTAGTAGAGGTTTTTGGTTTCATACCTGTTTTGCAATGATGCAAGATAAATGTTTTTCCTAATTCAGTTTCTAGCTGTTGTTTGCAGTATTGCGCAATTTCTTCCATTCGTTCATCATAACCATCAATAATTAATTGAATTCCGTCTTTGTAAGTTAATTTACAATTATCAATGCCAAAATGTTGTTTAATATCTTTTTCTATATTTTTTAAAAGGACCATATTCATTTTTTCTTCTACACCCCTTTCATTTAGAAGTTTTTTATCTAATTATACTATATAATTGTTCTATTTGTCAATATTATACCCCATTTGTATCGTTATATTTTTTCAAATCTCATATTATTTTTATATATGAGGTGCAGAATGGAAGATATCAAACATTTACTAGGACAAAATATTAAGAAACTTCGAATTAAAAAAGGTTTTTCGCAACAAGAATTAGCAGAATTAGTAAATATTGACCAAAGGAATATGAGTAATATTGAATGTGGTAATAATTTTCCTACTAAAACATTAATGAAACTTGCAAATGTTCTTGACGTATCATTGCCGGAGTTGTTTGATTTCAATTATCTTAAACTTAGTGAAGCCAGTATCAAACAAGAAATTATAGAAAAACTTGATAATTTAAGCCTGAAAGAATTGCAAATTATTTATAGGCTTATTAAAATAATGTAAGCCGTATTCTTCGTATAAATTTTAAACTTTATTATAACTAAAAAAGACCTCGATTGAGGTCTTTTAAAAATGGGGCGGATTGTAGTGTAAAATCCGAACCCAAAACGGAAAAATCCTCTCAAATTATTTATAATCGTTTTTGCTCTTTACTAAAACCTGAATTTGAAAAATTTGAAAATTCTTTATTACTTGATAAATTTATTGAACTAATTGCTTGATTTTGTTTAATATTTCCAGATTGAAATTTACTATTGAATTGTTTTAGTGCTTGCAATAAAACATTAAGCAATGTAACAAAATTATAGTTTATCTTGTTTAAATGCTTGCAAAATAACAATATTAAATATATAATATAAGAGTAAGGAACATTGAAATTTTAATAAAGGCAAACAAAATTTGAACTACGAAAGGAGGTCAAGATGATAGTTCAAATTTCACTAAAAGAGATGATAACAATCCTACTTATCATCATCTCTTTAAAGAAACTGTAACTGGTTTCAGGGGGCTAGTGACCCCCGCCTTTATTTCTATTTTAAACGATTTCTTAAATTTTTCAAGTCTATTTGTTATAAATATTAAGTAAATTGAAAGGAAAAGCCATGGCAGAAGAATATATTATAGGTTCAGAAAATACCCGTGGGGGTTGGCGAAATGGTGGTCGTAAAAAAGGTGTTAAAGTAAAACCCGAAACAGTCACTTTCTATAGAAGAGTAACTCCTGAAGAACGTGAATACTTAGAAAAATGTTTGCAAGATTTCAGAAACAAAAATAAATAAAAAATAGGGGTATCGTAATTTTACGATACCCCTATTTAAAAAAGAAAGGAACTTAAATGAAAAGCTTATATTATTTGGACATATTTTGCACAAATCCAACCTTGCATATTTGAAATTTTATAAAATCCGTTAGAGAGGTCTGACACACTCATTATTGAATTTTTATTTGCAGACCCTATAATCTTATAATTTTCTCCTGCACCTGCTCGTATATTTAAAACTGACGCGAGTATTTTAACATTTTTAGTCTTTGCTTGAATAAAATTTCTTGTTCCTCTCAAAAATAATTCTTTTTCTGCATTTCTTCTTTTAACTAAACCTATCAAAATTTGCCCGTTATCACCTTTTACCCAGCGACCAAATTGGTTTGCTGCATCAATGAATTTATTGGCATTGAGCATCTTTAATAATGTTGAAGATGCAAAGTTATTGATTCCAGTGTTATAACAAAAGCTTACAAGTGCATCAAATTGATTTTGAGTAATCGAAACTTTGACATATTTATTTACGGCATTTTCAAATTTTTGCAAATCGAATTTTAATAATTCCTTGGCTTTTTCTTCAGAAATTATCATGCCAGCTTTTACATCAGGTCCTTTATGACCAAATCCGATAGTATAATCTTTTTCTGCTTCAACAGGTTTATATGCCTGTAATTTGCAACCTTCAAATTGTTTAATAAGATTTATGCAATTTGTGCTAATTTTTGTCATTTCCTACCTCATTGTTCATTAAATATGTTTTAATTTCGTTAATATTTGCATTTACGCTTTCAATGCCGTGTTTGACTTCCTTAAAATTGTTTCTTGTTTCAGCTTGGAATTCTCTAAAAACTTCAATGGAAACAAATTCATCATGACATTCTTTCAAAATTTCGCGGTGTTTCTTTTCTAATTGAGTTGGTGTCACAAAAATTTTATTTTGCCAGAAGAAAACAAGTACAATAATTATGAGAGGAGCATTTTTAATCAATTCATCCATAATTAAGCCTCCTCCTGCCCAATTATCAAATGTAACAGCTCATCTGGCGTAATTTCAGCATTAATACCTTTGAATAAACCTTGTTTTTGCAATTCTCTCAAATGCAATTCCGAACAGTGGGTCCTCCATTTAGACTGTCTTTTTGTTCTTATACTACGAATTGCTGACATAAATGGATAAAATTCTCCAATATGCTCAGCAATATTCAAAGAAAACATTTTTGTATCTAAATCAAAATTCCTAAGAATAAGTTTGAAATCATCTTCAGTATTCAATAGATAATCCTTCAAATCAATAACAGATGCTCTTAACGGCTTCATGTTAAACATGTATAAATTATTTTCATACCAAATGATTGAACCTGTATGGCTTGGACAAAATTTTTTATCTGTGCATTTAAAATGTTCTGCCCAGCTTACAACCTTTGAAGTCATTGACTTGTTTTGTGTAAAAATTGCACTTCCTATTAGCTGTTCTTTATTAATTTTTAACCATTCATCTAATCGATCCGGTGTCATCGATTTAAAATATTCCTTTTGGCATAATATAAGCATTCTCAAAATCTCCAATTTATATAAAAAACTACCCCTTCTCTATTACCTGTTTTGTAAGTTAATATCAGTATCTTTAATCTTTCCGTTAATTTGGATAAGCAGAAACCCACCCGCTTTTTTAACTCTGATTAGCTGAGTCTGTTTTTCATTTGTCGGTTGCTTTTGTAAAATTGCAACCGCACCTGATTTTTCAATTTCAATAACTTGTGTTGGCTGCTCAACATCAGCACAAAACCCTTGACAGCCTAACATAAGCAATCCCAAAATAATTGATAATTGTTTCATTTGTTTCTCTCCTATTTATCTATTTTTGTTCTTCTAAAGTTTCTTTTTCTGCTAACAACGTCGCACGTTTTGTTGAATATACCGTTCTGTATTCAACTTGTTTTTGGGCTAAAAATAATGCAAGTTGTTGAAGTTCTTGTTTTGTCATTTCAACTGTTCTGCTTGCCAGATGAGTGCTATCTTCAATTGGCATAGTTTGAACTCCAAATGTATCGTAATTTCCAATCAATACAGAATAATCATCTTTTGCATAAGATGGTTTATAGGTAAATCCATTTGCGGGATATTCTACAGGTGTTTCCAGTTGCGTATCATATAATGATGAGGCTTCCGCCAGTTCTGATTCAATTTCACGGAGCCTTTTTTCTCTCGCAAATTTATTCTCGTCTTTTTTTTGCCATGTTCCGTTTTCATCAACATAATATAATCCAGGTTCAGCATTAAAAACTCTGTTATTATATGCGACTATTTCTAATCCTTTTGATTGTGCATTCAGTAAATTACTCCAATGGGTTGCGGAGACTTGAATCATATCAGGCGTAACTCGAGGGTCGTCACTTTCTAAAAATCCCCAAGATTTATTTTCTTTGTCAATCAATCCAAATACAAAACTCATAATAATTCCTCCTTTTTTTTTTAATAAAAAATAGCCATGTGGTGAGTTTCATTACCTAATGGACTAATGTACGATTAGATAATGAGAAAAATTTTATTAACACTTTCTTTCCTATTACTTGCACTTCCTACAAATGCAAAACACTTGTACCTTGAAAAGGATTATCAAGCATATTGGTGTAATGCGAATAATGGAGTTATGGAATACAAACTCCCTGATTATACTCGTGTGGATTGTTTAACAAATAGCCACGCAATAGAATTTGATTTCGCTCCAAAAGTTTATGAAAGTGTTGGTCAGGCACTTTACTATTCGTTAATGACAGGAAAACGTCCTGGAATAGTTTTAATAATTGAAAATCCTGATACTGAATGTAAATATGTAAATCGTCTTAAAATGATTGCAGATAAATATAATATTGATTATTGGTTGCTTTATAGTTCAGAATATGAAAAATCTTTAAATTACTAATGGTGTGATTATATGTTGGGGAACAGCTAAATCTGCGACCTCTACAAAATTTGCAATTTCATTTTCTGCTGTTCCTCAAATCTGTTGCTTGATTTGTTCTGGTTCAGATAATTGTTTAGGCATTCTTTGTACTGCTCTTTCAAAAACTAATTTTACTGTTACGACTGGAGGACATGGCGGAGAACATTGGAATACTCCAGGGTTGTTAATTAGATATGTCGCAATAGGCTATTAATTTACTAATGGTGTGATTATCCAATTTGGAAGATGTTACGCAGGCTCAACAATAACATATCCATTAAGTTTTAACGAAGTATCACAAGTTTTGGTTAGTATTATCAACGGAGTTGATGCTGATGCAAGTTCCTTCGCTGGAAGTGTAACTCTTACGAGCTTTTTACCGAAAACAAAAATCCCTCAAACAACAAAATATTTCAATCATCTGTTATCTTGGATAGCCATAGGTTATTAGTTTTTTTTACTAATGGGATGATTATTTGTTGGGGTTGTTTAGTTCTTGACAAAACAATGCCTAGACATTATGGAGAATGGTATAATGATATAAAACTTCCTATTAGTTTTAATTCAATGTATAATGCCATTGCAACAGTTAGAAACAATACTGAATTTGCGGTTGGGATTTGTCAACCTGATTTAGGAAATATTACACTTGGATTAACGAATCATAGTGATAACCCTCAATATTTTTATGGTATATATTATCTTGCTATTGGTTATTAATTACTAATGGTGTGATTATCCAGTGGGGGGCTTTTTCTATAAATAATGTCGCTATTTCAATAATACATTTCCCTATATCTTTCCAAGCAGATTATATCGTAATTGCTAACGATGTTGGTGCTGGTCGAATTTGCTATGCTTCAGGTAAGAGAGATAATGGTTCCTTTTTATTGTATTCCCCTATTTCAGAAAGAATTGGAGGATATTATTTTTCGATAGGTTATTAATTTACTAATGGTGTGATTATTCAGTGGGGTTCAATATTTTCTTCTCAATTCGCTAAAGACTATGTAAAGGGAACTTTTACATTTCCTGTCGCAATGGTTCCAGTATGTGTTATTTCAACTGCTTGCAACGAAGGTGATATTATTACAGTTAGAGACTGGACAACTGCTGGTTTTAATTATTCTATCCACGACAGATTACCTCAGTATGAGGCATATATTTCTTTTTCTTGGTTTGCAGTTGGGTTTTAATTTTACTAATGGTGTGACTATTCAGTGGGGAGGATTATCAATTCCAAATTACAGCATATCTCTAACATTTCCTACAGCCTTTACAACAAATGCTTATAGTTTAATAATACTTTCATCATACGGTTACAGTAATATAGGGAATCCTCTCAACATAATTAATTCATCAGGGAATATTAATAAGGCCGGTTGTAAGCTTCGAGCTAGTCAAATAAATTATGCTTTTTGGCTGGCTATTGGATATTAAATTACTAATGGTGTGATTTTGCAATGGGGAATATTGAAAATACAGGGCATATCACTAGTAAAGGTAAATTTCCCTTTGAGTTACACTAAATTTGGAACAGTTGTATCCACTCATATAACAACATTGAATTCCGCTGATAATACCCATATCGTTAGCGTTAAAGAAATAACTAATTCTAGTTTTTATATTGTAATTCCAAAAACTGACTGGATTATGGATTCTAGTTGGTTAGCAATTGGTTATTAATTACTAATGGTGTGATTATCCAGTGGGGGGCTATATTTACATCCCAATCTGCTAAAGATAAAATTAGTGGTTATTTTACATTTCCTATTGCAATGAATCCCGTAAGTATTATTGCAACTGGGAATGACTATAGTGATATTATTTCCCTAAGAAACTGGTCCTCAACAGGTTTTGAATATTGTATCTACGATAGACTGCCACAATATTATGCATTTATCGCTTTCTCATGGTTAGCGATTGGTTTTTAATTACTAATGGGATGATTCTGCAATGGGGAAGTTTCACAGGAGGAGATAGTATTTCTGTCACTTTTCCTCTAGCTTTTTCTTCTGCTTGCCGCGGACTTTCTTTTGTAACAACAAGAGAAAGGGATGCTTCAAGGCTTGCAGGAACACATCTAAATTCAGCACCTTCTACAACAAAATTTGTCGCATCATCTATCAATACCAATGGTGGAGGCTCTGGCGTTATAAAAACAAATGTAAGGTGGATTGCTACGGGGTATTAATTACTAATGGTGTGATTATCCAATGGGGAAATTTTGATACCAATGTTAATTCAACCGGGACCGTGGAAGGCACGACAACATTACCACTTGCTTATACAAACCAAAATTATATGGTGCTTGCAACTGCAAAACTCGCTGGAGATGTAATAAATATTGATACGATCTCAAAAACAAATTTTAAGTACTGGATTGCTGATAGGTTACTAAATACACAAGCAGATGGTAAATTTTATTATATTTCAGTAGGAATTTAATTTACTAATTTGGTGTGTTTGCAGTGGGGTGCAAATGTGGGTTCAAGTAGCAGCCTAAAAGCGATTACCTTCCCTGTATCCTTTTCTAGTACAAACTATTATGTTGGTGCATTTCTCATAAGAGACAATAGTACAAATAATGGTTGGGGATACCCAGTATCAAAAACCAAAACAGGTTGTAAGTTTGTCTGTGATGCCACATTTAATTGGTTTGCAATTGGCTATTAATTCATCAAAAAATATAAAAAACTCATCGTAATTAGTAACCGATTGAAATAACATAAATTGGAGTAGAATTTTTATTTGAAGTGATATTAAACTGATTTGTATTTATCATACAACCTGATATAGTTGAATGAGCTGCATTACTTGTAATGTTTGCCTCCATTGCAACTATTACCCCCCAACTCTTAAATGTAATTGGAAGGGTATATGTCCATCCATTTGGAGTTAAATCTGTAAAGTGCATCCACTGAATAATCACTCCATTAGTAAATTTAATAGCCTACTGTTACCCACCAAAAAAGCTCTCCGACATAAGTTTGGCGTTCGAAATAACTACCGAACACATTTGTAACAACACAAGGAAGATGTCCGTCAAATAAAGTATTTTTCAGATTTGAGTTAAATAATGTGGTAACAGGAATATATCTCCCTGTGTAAGCAATAGGTAGTGTAATTCTAGACCACGTTGAAGATGCCTTATATTCTCCCCATTGAATAGTCACACCATTAGTAATTAAATACCGAAAGCTAGCCAGTTATAGGTATGGGTGTAATTTTGTGCATTTGAAAAACCTGCACCAGAAATATGTTGAGTTACATTTAAAAAATTTACGCTTGGAGCTGGTGAGGTCCACGAAGTAACTTGAGTAATTAAACCAAATACTGCATTAAAGGCAATAGGGAAATATACAACTCCAGTTCCAGTATGAGTCCCCCATTGTAAAATCACACCATTAGTAATTTAAAAACCAACTGTAATATAACCAAAGCCCCTTGGGACGTTTTTGTTAAAATCGACAGTAAAAGAGCTAGCAGTTTTATTATTATACCTTACTCCAGGTGCATATACCACATCTCTATAATCAGGACTACTCCAATCTGATACTATAGCTGAATAATTTTCTTTATAAGAAATAGGCAACACTACTGTTATTCCGTAGAGAGTGGTATTCGATATCATTCCCCATTGAATAATCACACCATTAGTAAATTTGATGTATCCGTTTGCAGCCTTAGAAACGGTTGCTCCGATTTTCCCATTAACAGTAGTTGTTAGACTACTTACACTATTTTTTACATTCGTAATTGAACTGGATAAATCGCTAAATCTTTTCTCTCCAACTTCTGACAAATTGTCTAAATCAACATTCCCTTTTTCATCAATAATTTTATTTAAAATCTGTGCGACTTCAACAGGTGTTTCAACACCTGCAACCTTTACAAATTCAGTCATTTAAAATCTCCTTTATTAAACAAGAGCAACAAAAAACAGATGCGAATTCTGCACCTGTAATATTCGCACTCTCAAATTTTTATTATCTATTAAATACAAACTACGCAGCCATCAAACGCGGCTAATGATTTTAACGTTGTAAGATTTGTTGAATCTCGATTTATTTCAACCAAGGAAGTTTGGACCTTTCCCCCTGTTGTGGTTTTAAAAATTCTCAAACTTTCATTGATTTCACCAAGATTTAACGAATAAATTTCAGTTTTTTCATCTAAAACCCAATCACTTTCTTTAAAATCTATGGTTGTTGTTAGTTGATTGTCAGATACGTTAATATGAACATTTGAGGCAACTCCACAAGATAACAAACACGGCAATTCTTTTTGGATTGCATAATTATCCACATGAGGAGTCAAATATTCTCCTTTATCATTTTTATTTCCGTAAGCATATAATATTTCTTGGCTTTCATCATCCGGGTCAACAATATAGACTCCAATTTCACGAAAATAAAAACTGTCAGTCAAATCCCCCTTGGAAAACTTTGCCAATAACTCAATTACATTTGTACTTGTAATTTTCATTGTCAAATTTGTTAGCGATTTTACTTCATTGACCAATGTGGTTCTTTGTGAAAAGCCTTCGGTGTTATAATCAAAACCGTCTCCAAGTGCTATGCGTTTAAATGTAACATTAAGCCCTGCTATAATTCTTGTAATAATATCACGGCCAGCATTTGTTAAAGTATAGGCTATATATTCTTCTGCCATTATTCTTCTCCTGTTGTTACTGCATCTTCTGTAAGAAAGTAATATGTTTCAATCGTTCTATCAATCAAGCCAAAGGCAGGATAAACTCTTCCTACTGCTTTAAGTCGAAGAATTATAGAATCTAACCATTGCGATTTACGTTTTACCTTTTCTAAAATCGATAAAAAGGTTTTAATATCCGATTTTAAAATAGAAGTATCTTCAGTTTGAAATCTGAAATATCCGTTAGGAATATCCTCAGAATCAAACCATTCAATAAGTTCACTTCCAGCCAAGTAATTATTCATAACTTTTTCAACTGCCCATACTGTACCTAAGCGTTTGAATACCAAAGGTGCTTCTTTTATAACCTGTCGTTTGGTTTCAATATCAGCAGATTGCATATACCAAAAAATATCAGAATCTTTTGCTAACTGGTCCAATTCCGCTTCGTTCAAATCTTCAATATGGTCAATTACAGACATTTTTTCCATTGTTGAAGATTTATCCCGCCAAAAATTGTTTGATGCCTCTGCAAAAAGCATATTAAATTTATCTTCTCTCATAAATTGAGGAAGTAATTTCCTAAAATCTACATCTGCAAGTTTCATTCACTCATCTCCGGCCTTGTAGTTTTATGTGTAATAGTTGCTTTCCCTGACCATTTTGCAACCTGTTCTTCTGTTAAAATTTTGTAAGTCGGTTTTATAATTTCGACATAATCAGCACCTACTGGCTTTTTGTCTGATTTTAAAATTTCACTTCTAATTCTATCAGGGTTAATAGCACGTCCATTTTCAGCACTCTGCCAAGCATTATAGCGTTCAATACTTCCACCTTTTCCTTCAACTTCATTTACTGTAGTCGTTTCTTCATCTTCAGATGTGTAATAACAAAGTTCAATATCATAAGGAACTTGAGTAACTCCTTTTGCAGACACTTCATCATTTAATGCCCTAACTTCTTTAGCGGAACACTTTGCTAAAACTTTTTTCAAAATATCTTCAGTTGGAATAGTTCCATCCTTACAACAAACTAACAATACAACTTTATTCGCAGAAGGTGAGACTACCTTAACATCAGAAATTGTCGGGTCCGCAGATTTCGCATAATAAATGTATGTATCTTCTGCACCTGCGGTTGATTTTGATGCTTTTGCTAATTTTATTCTTTCATAATAATGAGCATCTCCAACGCCACCATCTTCTTCCGGATATGGTTCTCCATCATCACCACCACTTGTTCCGTTTAAATTTGTAACACTGGAAACGTATTCAACCAAATCGACCAAGTTTTTCAAACTTCCTACCGCATATCCGTTAAAATCCGCTCCACCTTCTAATGCTTCAATTTCCACATCAACATATGTATCACCTGCCATAATTACTACTACTTCTTTTGTTTGAAAATATTTCTCTTTATCTGCGGTTACTTTTGTACCTTTTGGAATTACTACATTAAATGTTAAAGGTATTGAAATGTTAAAACGTTCAATATCTGTAGCTTTTACTTTTGGTAATCTTTCACAATCTTCATTTGCTCCATGAGCATCTAAAATTAAACCTTTTGCATATTGAGCAAATCGTTGATTAGCTTTTTCATTGACTCTTTCAAGAAATTGGACAAAATATTTTGTCATAACTTCTGCAAATATTTTACGCTCATCTCCAGGATACAAAGTTTCATCAAATTCCTTTTCCAAAAAATCCATTATATTATCATGTTCTTCTTGATCATCTATGATAATTAAATCTAATTTTGCCATATTATTCCTCATTTATCTTAATATTTGGGGTGAAAATTATGTTCCCAGAATCATCCATTGAATGCGAAACTGATTCTAAAGTAACACGAGGTTCATAATTTTCAACTAGCCAAGTTACATGATTTATCCCAGTTTGAATTGCCTCATCTTGAGGTAAATCTACGATTTTGGTGTCCATACCTTTCAACCTAGCGTAAGGAACTTCATATTGAAATAATTTCAACAAATTATCTATGCATTGTGCAGGTGCTCCGTTACCTTGTGCTTTCATGTTATTTACCTACCCCCTTAATTTTTGCAGCAGCTCCAGGAAACAAACTCAAAGATGCTCCCTTCTTTTTCTTCCCCTTTTTCCCTTTTTTCTTTTTTCCTTTACCGCCCTTGGTTGAAGGTGCGGATTCCGTATTGAAATTAAGAGTTAAATCTCCTGCAACAATTCTTCCCGAATTATCAAGAATAGTGTTTTCTAAATTGATTTCATCGAGTTCATACAGATTTTTTGAAATCTGTGTTCCTCCTAAGTGAAAATAATCCTGCATGCCTGCGACTTTTTTTAGCATTTCAAATTCTCCACGAGGGTCTAAATAAGCCGAAAGACAAGCGGTATATTGTAATGATAAAGTTTCAGGTTCGAGCGATTTTACAATCGTTTTATTTCCACCTTTTTTGCTTGTTTTTTCTTCTACCTTCAATTTCCTAGATAATTTTATTGATTTTAATAATGCAACTTGTCTTGAAGATGCTCCCCAAGTAATATTGTTCCATTCAGCTTGCTTTACCATTTTTTACCTCAATTATCCGACTGGAGCTCCAGTATTTCCGCCTTGATTACCATTAGAATGAACATGCGAATTTATACTTGAGATTGCAGATGTTGTGACATCTGGGGCTTTTAAATTACCAGTTGTTTCAACATTCCCAGGAATAACACTTCCCCATTCTCCATCTACACGTTCTAAAATTATGCCAGTTAAATCATTTGCCAATGCAAACCAAACTTCATCACCGACTTTTAGATTTCCCATTTTTCCTCTCAAATGCCAAACAATTACTAGAGGTCTTGTTGGCATAGATTGAGCAACAGATGGCAATACTCTTGCTTTAATCGGATTTCCATTTGAATCCTTTTCCTCTTCAAATGTTGATATAATACCCTTGTCTATGACTGTAGCCATTAGTTAATATCCGCCTTTCTAAAGAAGATTTTTGAAGTTGAATTCAAATAATTTTGTCTTATATGGGAAATAAAAACGTTTCCGTCCCAAGAATTTGCTCCTAGAGTTTTTAATTCCATAATAGACCCTGCGGAATACTCTCTCATAAGTGCATCTTTAAACCAGCCACATGCCAGTTCTTTGCACTCTTGTCTCCATAATCCTTTTGCAAATCTATCAGCTTCAGCCTGTCCGCTCATAAACGTTTTTATAATCCGTTCGCCTACTCTGCTTAGTCCGTTTGTACTTTTATATACCCCTGACAGTGAACCGTTTTTGATTGTCAATGAGCCTAAGCCTTTTAAGGAGTTGTCATTATATTCAAATTCCTTAGCAGAATCAATTTCAACAGTTTCTAGAGGTTTTTGTTGTTCAAGATACTCTTCAGAATAAATTATGAGTTTTTTATCAAAAACAACAAATGCTAAACTTTCTAAATTACAACGCTTTTGTAAAAATGTAAAATCAGGTTCATTTTCTTGTGCAACGTATGAATATAATTTATCTTCTACTCCATACATTTCAAATCCGAGACCATTTCTATCTGCAATTTCTTTAGCAAATTGCGAAAATTTTACATTCTCCCAAGATTTGTTATTATCTTTTTTCGCTGTTGGAGGAATTGAAGATGCCCTTAGTTCATATTCTCCATTTCTGGGAAGTAAGGATTCAATAAACATTGCACCTGATTTTGCAACTCCGTAAGTAACAGATATGATATTTTCGGCTTTTGCCTGCCAACCGTCCCATACTTTGTTATCATCATTGAAAGTCAATAGCAATGTATCAGCACGAGAACAAGCATACATATCATGAATACATTTATTGATAGATATTGCATCTGTTATATCTATACCATTATATAGAACTTTTAAAATAAGGTCTTCAACGGCTTGAGGAGGTTCGGTATAACAATCCCTTTTAATTGGACTAATATACTTTGCAGCCTTGGCCGCGTATTGCTTTCCTGTTTTCTCTTCTTCAGTAAAGGTTAGTTTTATTTTTGCTTCAAGAATTGCACCGTTATTTGAAATTTTGTCAGATTCAAGTTCAACACCGTCCAATCTCATATTTGTAGGACCAAGTAAAGTCCCTCCCAACAATAAAGGTCCTGTTTTATTTAGATAAGTTACCATTGTGTAATATTCTGTCAATGGGCTTACGCCTGTTACCGGAGAAACAACATATTCAAATGGGATTGATTGCAACTCATGACCGTCAATTTTTACCATTCCTGATGTTTTATCGTTAGTTTTCTTGATTTTATAGTTTAATGAAAGATTTTCCAGTAATTTTATTGTTTTTTCAGTTATTAAAAATTTTCTATCCAGCCATTGTGCTTGATTTTTCATTATGTACGTCTCCAAGGTGCGAGTGTTAAATCATTTTCTAGCGTATCAAATACTGGGATAGCCAAAATCTCTCCACCTGTAAAAATAAGCACATTACTATATTCAGGATTACATTCAATAATATAACTTGACATAAATTCATCTGAATAATATTTCAAAGCAAGAATATCAAATGTTTCTCCTGAACTTGCAATGTGTTTTTTATAACCTGTTACTTGCATAAAATAACCTCTAATAATCTAATGCAGGAGTTCCATAGCTGTTTGCAGATTTTCTTGCGAAAAATTCTTCTACTACATCCATAAATTCCCCTTCAGCAGATTTTATTCTGTTTATGACATCTTCTGCACTCATTGCATTTGTCACATAAATATTTGGGCTAAAGGTTATTCCGCCCAAATTATATGAACTCAGTCCACTACCAGATGAAACACCAAGCATTTCACCTGCTTTCAACCAAGTTGAAATATTGTCAGAACGATATGCCGGATTAAATGAAATAATCGCCTCTCGCCCTGCTTCACCTGCAATTGAAATGCCGTTTGTAAAACCACCTTTTGCAAATTTAGGTATGGTTTGTGTGCTCTCACTTTTCTTCTGACCAGAGGCTTTCCCTTTTACATTTTCAATTGCGTTTGTAACGGCTTTGAAAGGAGCCATTAACAAGTTCCAAAGACCTTTGAATAGTTCTTTTACGATTTCTACGATATTAGCCCAGGCCTTTCTCCATTTTCCAGTAAAAACATTACCTATGAATTCAACTAATTGATTTATCATAGCTATAATATTACCAATAACAGGAACTAGAGCTTTTATTGATGCACTTAACGTTACTCCAATAAAAATTGCTAAATATTTAATTACAGGACATAGTGCAATCAATAAATCTGCTAATGGTGGAATTAGTTCAAGAGCAACATCTGTCAATGGCGGAATCAAATCAGAAAGAATCCCAATCAAAGCTTTAGAAACTGGAGCCATAGCTTGCGAAATTTGAGTAATGAAAGGTTTTAATTCTTCAAACATTTTCATCAAATCTGGCATTACATCTGCGATTGCATCATATATTCCAGAAGATAACGGTTCTATTGCTGTTTGAAAACTGTGCTGTAATATTTCTGACTTTTTTTCTACATCTGCGGTATCCCACATTGCACCCATTATTGATTCTTTGCTATTTGCCATTGCTTTTGCAAAATCATCAACAGAAATTGCACCTTTTCTGATGGCATTAGCCATTGTTGAACCTGCACGCTGACCAAATACTTCACTTGCTAATGCGATTGCTTTTGTTTCCGATTTTGCATCTTTTATTGCCTTTGTATAAACTTCAAATCCCTTGGATGCATCTATTCCATTTTTTGCAAAAACACTAACGGATTTTTTCATGGCTTTTAAAGCTTCATCTGTATTAATACCTGCTTTTTCCATTTGTCCCATCATAGCTGCAGATGTTTCAAATGAAAGACCAAGTTGTTGCATTGCAGGACCTACAGATTTCATACTCCCCATCAGTTGATTAAAGCCGATACCAGTAGATTGAGAAACCTTGAAGATGTAGTCCATTTCTTGTCCCATATCATCAGCCTTGATATTCCATTGTTGGAATGTTTGGGAAGAATTTTGGATAGTCGTATTCAAATCTTCTTTTAACATTCCACTAACGGCAACAGCCTGTCTTGAAAGTTCCTTTAAATTATTTCCAGTTAAACCTAAACGGGTATTATAATCTGTAACAGCTTTACTTGCATCTTCCATTGTTCCTGGAACAGAACTATAAACGTCTCTAAATGTGCCTTTTAATGATTCTAATTCCTTACCAGTAGCCCCAGTACCAATCCTAATAGAATTGTATGCCTTATCAAAATCTTTGCCTAGACCGTACAAGGCTTTAGAAACTTGTACCGCAGCTTTAACTGCCATAATAGCCGCCCCAGTAAAAGCCATTCCCATTCCTACAGCTTTAAGGTCTATTCCTTTTAAATTCTTAACAACATTCCTTGATGCTTTCGATAATGAAGGGTCGATTGCTCCGACAAATTTAATTGCAGTTTCTAAAACTTGAGGCTTCATTTTATCTCCGTTTCCGTTTATTTTTGCGTGTTTGTTCTTCCTCTTGCTGTTTTACGGCTTCAGTAATTTCCTTTAGAAAATCCCTCAACGGCATTCTATAAATGTTTTCTATTGAGCAGAAGTAACTTCTTGAGTAACCTCTTGCTGCGTTTCGGAGTTCTCTGCAATTTCTGATGCCGAGCCAATAAAAAAACGTTGGCCAATTCTAGATAATTGAACAACATCATATCCTTCTAATCTCAGCATATCTTCTTCTGATACTTCTGGTTCACATCGTAAGACTGCCATAACTGCTACACACAAGTGCAAGATATTATCAGTTTGAGCCACTGAACTTGCTGCTTGTTCTGCTGGTACTAATTTGAATTTTAAAGTTTCAGCATTACTTAAATCTGAAATCGTTAATATTGAAGTATCATATTTTAATTCTGTTCTTTTTTTACCATTCACTAATAGTGGTTTTGCTAATTTTAAAATTTTCATTTTATCCTCTCTTTTAAAAAAGCGAGGGGAAACCCTCGCTTAAACTACATTTTTAATATCAGCTGCATAATCTTTGCCATTGATTCGCAAAATTCCTGCAACTTTATCAATTAACCATTGTTCTTTTCCGTCAACGTAAAGTTGGTAACGTCTTACATCAATTGGAATTGCACCCTCATAACTAGAACCGAGTTCAATATCTCCTCCAGGGAGTGATTTTGCTTTTCCTGTAATAAACGCTTTACAGCCTATAACGCGACTTGTACCGTTTGCTTTTTCCTGAGTTTGAGCCCAACGAAATTCATATTTTGTCGGAGATAAGGAAATCGCACTGCAAAGCCCTTTATCAAAGCCGATTTTATTGATTGTAGCCTCAATATTATCAGTCAATGGCAATGGGACTGACATTTTTCCCATTGCAGGCAATTCAACTTCTTGAAAATTCACTTCTGGAAGTGACAATTTTACATCTTCAGCTTTTGGTACACCACCAATTAAACATTTAGTTTTAACGATTGCACCATTCAAATCTAATACCATACTATGCCACCTCCTCTACTAGCGAAGTTAAAGCTTCATCTGTGTAGTAAACTTTACCTGTTAATGATTTTGCTCTTGGCGTTACAGTAATAGGCAAGTCAAAATGCCAATCTCCGTTTATCATATCGGATGTTGGATTCTCGGTTGATAAAAACAAGATTTTTGAGCCTTGTAGCAACCCACCTTTTGAAATATATGTATCAATATTTTCTTGCTCTTCATCAAGTATTGAGTCTTTTAAATGACGGTCAAAATTTCCATCAATTTGCGATGCGTGTCTAGTTTGAAATCCGTTCATTACAAAGAATAACATTCTCATATAATGACAATCTATGCCTCTAACATCAATATCCTTACCGTATTGATAATTGGCAGTATTCCCGCCCCAAGTTACACATTGACCACCCCAAAAAACTCCTGTTGAAATTCCATAAGAGTTTAATTCTGAAGTTGCTTCATCTTGGTCGAATCCTTGGTTTTTTGAATTATCTCCAAAATATTGTTTGCCTGTCGGTAATTGCATATTAGATGCGTTTTTCATTGGAATACCATCATGATCTTCATCAGCAATCATGTAATTAACGATATTCAAGGTTGAAATATGATAAATTCTCTTTGTTTTCGCATCTTGCCATTGTGGCCAAGAAATTTCAGAACGTTCGGAATCATATCCGTTTTCTTTTCGCCAATTTCTTGCTTTGACAAAAGTATCTACACTGTTTGAACCGTCTTTTATTGGAATATCCGCACAGAAAAACGCATCCCAATGACCATTGATTTTTGTACAAGCAGTAATCATTTTTGCGTAAACTTTTGGATTTTCACTATATTTTGGACAACCTAGTAAATTTAGAACTTGATTTTCTCTTAAATACAAATGCTTGATTGCGGCGAAACCAGTAGTTTCTCCATTTGCAGTTGTTCCACCAATAATAGTAGTTTCATCAACATTTGCTAAATCAATTTCATAATAACCAACATTGATTTGGTTACTAATTTCATTATTGATTTTTGATATAATAACTTTACCGGTATTAAAATCATAATCAACAGTATAATCTTTGTCTTTTACATAATTCGCAATGGCAACTGTATCTATAATTGCAGTGTCTGTTTTGATTTCAGCAACATTATTAGTAAATGTAACCGATACGGTTGTAGGTTCTGATTTTCTATGTTTGTCTGGATCTAAAACATTGATACAATAAATCGGACCAATATTCTGAATTCCATTATCAAAATGTGCTGCCATTGCTTCACATAATGTGTATTTGTCCCAATCTTCAGAATAACCGAGCTTTTTCTGTGCATCTGTAAAATTTTGAACTTTTACAGGTAAATTGACAATTTCGGCATCGGCATATCCTTGAATTAGGTGTACTGGGGCAACTCCAACATAAAGAGCAACCGTACTGGATTGGATAGCACTTTTTGCAACAGAATTGCCAAGTTCTGAATAAGAACCGTGTTTATAACCTGTCATTTTTGCCTCCTATATGACATCATTTACATCTTCATCCGAACTGGACACGCCAAATTGAATTGAGAATTCAATATATGCACACCAGAAAGGATAATAATTTGGTAACATTTCATTTTCAGAAATTGTTCCAAATTTTATTCCATCTTCATGTCGAATTCGGATATTTTTCCCGAGAAATGTTGTATTTCTCATTTTTCTGAGTGTTCCCGATATAAAAACCCAAACGTCACGCCAACCTTCTTGATTGATTTCAAAATGCTTATTATTACCATGCATGCCTGTATCCCAAGTTGCAAATAACAATTTAACTTTTGCACTTCCCTCTTTTTCAAAACGCTTCATTTGCCCCTCAGTAAATTGAATTGTTACAGAGGGCGTTCTACCTTCAGGCGGAACATACCAAATATAGGCTTGTGGGTGAACTAATGAATAATTATAATCTTCAGCATTTGAACGATTTTCGGGTGGTTCATTTTTGAACTGATAATCACAACAAACCTCTTTATTAAGCCAATCTCTAATGCTTTCTAAAATATTGATTAGTGCCATTATTCACTTCCTCTTGAACTCAACTTTGAAAAGGCAATCTCTGACATCCCTAAATTTTCTTTCCAATCTTCAATTACATAAACAGTTCCATCAATGTTCATGTAATCTCCAATAGACTTTCTTGCAGGGAAGTCAGAGGTCTTACCAAAAATTATCAAATCACATTCAGATACATTAAGTTCATTTGTTCCTTGACGTGTTTTTAATTCTTCAGCATCAAAAATGCAAAGAACCTTTTTGTTATCTATCATGTGAAAAGTCGCAAAATCTTCAAAATCTAAAAAAACATTATCAATATCTGATAAAATTTCATCTTTCAAAGTCATTATGCAACTCCGTTTTCACCGCTTAAATCAGGTGCGGCATCGTCAGATTCGATTTCACCTTCAATTTCATCATTGTTATTATTGGTATCAACATCGGAATCTGTGTCGATATCTGTATCCGTATCGTCATCGGAATCAGAAGTTTGTTTTTTGTTTTCCAACTCTTCAATTTTAGATTTTAATGTTTCTAATTTCCAAGTTGTAGCAGGACCTTTTCCGCCTAATTCCTTAAAGCGAGCAACAAGTTTTTCTTTTTCACCTGTTGTATCATCTTTACCATTATTACAGTTCGGATTAGAATCTGCTTTTTCTTCCTTCACATATTCCGCAACACCTATATCAACCAATCGTTGTTCATCCTCTGGGTTCAATGGAAAAGGCTCATCATTTTTTGTTTTTGGAATAACTGATGAGCCTTTTCTAAATCCATATACGCCTTTTATTATTTTAATCATATTTTGCCTCCTTAAAATAATACCTTTGAGTAAATAAACGGATTTCTATTTTTAGGTTGAACAAATGGTGCTGAACTCAAAATTACAGATTTGGTTTGTTTTTCGATTTCAAAACGAGGAACTCTACGACCTACATATTTTCTGAAATCTGTTGCACCGTAATCAATTTGATAAATTGCACCATAGTTTGTTACACCACAATTAGGAGCGGTAATGATAATTTCATCAGGCTTAATATAATATTGAAGTTTTCCTTGCTCATCTTGGTATGAACCATCATATTGGATGAAATTCAACTTTGAACCTTTAACATTCAAGTTTGCACAAAGAACAGCATCATCAAACATTTGTGTAGGATCAACCACTCCAAGTTCATAACGTCTATTATCCAGTAATTTAAGGATTTTTTCGTTACTCATAATTGAATCTGCAGCATCAGAACCCATAATTACATCAACTGCAGGTAAACCATGTTGTCTTAAAGTCTTACAAATTACACCAATATCTTCCAGAATTGTTGCATCTGCCTCACTCCAAGATTTTGCCGGAGTGAATATTGCATCATTTGCTGAGCCATCATAAAATGCAATATGTTTTTTAATTGGTTTATCTTTATCATCTGTTTTTTCATCCATGGAAACTGCGTTATTTCTTAAAATTTCTGCACACATCCATTCAATACGGCGAGTAATCATTTCATCCATATCTTTCAAATCTTGTGCGGTAATAAGTAATGCTCTTTCTTCTGGACTTAATTGATGATAATAAGCCTCTCCAAATCCCTTTTTCTTTAATGTATCAAGAGTTAATGTACGTTTTGGAGCAATATTTCCTGGCTTAAATGTTTTAACAGAATATCCATTACGTCTCATTGCAACTCCGCCAATTTCAGGTGATACAAATGGTGCTAATTTTTGAGAACCTTCTTTGTACTCAATAATTACCTCATCTGTACTGAAAGTTGTCCCATCTGGGAAATACCTAGATTGCAAAAAAGTATTTGGTGCTTTATTTTCTTCATATGCAGCCAATAAGCTGATTGAGTCTGTATAATTCAAATTATAATCTGCCATTTTTCCTCCTAATTAAACTTCATCTGAAAGAATGATGTTACGCATTCTAAAATTATCAATATCTTCTTTAGTCATTGAGTATTCATTTTTTACGATTAATTTACCTTTAGTAAAATGCCCTTCTCTATAAGCAAGTGCTGTAATATCAGCACTTGTAGCATCAACATCTTTACAAAGAATATAACTTGCTGTACTGTTTTCCGTACCCAAGATAACAGCTTTACCATCAGCATTAACTGCAAGTGCTGTTCCTCTTTTCAACACCCCTTGCCCCAATGCAATAGTTACTGCACAGACATCTGTACGATATGCAGAATTGACTAAACTGTCGGGAACAATATTTTCACAAAGAGTTCTGCTTAATTCTTCAACCATTATTTACCTCCGTTATCTTTTTTGTTTACTAAATTCATGATTCTTCTCACTTCAGCTCTAGCATCTTGTAATTTTTCATTCGGTGACATATTTTGTGTATTTTTATCGGTTTTTGGTGGTTCACTTGATACCAAATTTACTTTGCTATTTTTAGTATCATCAACCATTGAGGTTAAAGATTGTTCTGCTGTTTTTTTCTCAAATTGAATAGCACGCAATGCTAAATCAGAAGCCGAACAAGCTGATTGACCATATTTTGCCTCTTGCACCAATTCGGATGGAATATTTTTTGAAATTTCGTCAATTTCTTGTAAACGTTTACGTTCTGCTTCAATAGCCTGTTTTTTTAACTCTTCAAAATTTGTTTTATTTTCGTCATTGCTATCCTCTTCAGTCTTTTTCTTTTTACCATTTTCCTCTTGAGAATCCTCTTCAGATGAATTTTTGAAGTAGTTTGCTAGAGATTGAAAGCAATTAGCAATTTGGTTCGTCTTTGTACTCATTTGTTTTTGTCCTCCTATATTCGTTTTTTGTACAATTTTTGAGGAGTTCAAAATTTCTTCAGGAACATGCAAACCTTTGATATTAAACTGAACTCCATTCACTCTTAATCTACCTTTATTAACCATTTCAATATTTAATGGTTGATTTCCTTTTTCTGTTTGAACTATGCTATCGGCAAATCCATAATCAATTGCATCTTGACCAGTCATCCATGTTTCTTTTCGCATTAAATTTAATATTTGAGTTGTGCTCATGCCTGATTTATCGGCATAAACACTCGCAGTTGCTCTATTATATGAATCATTGCCGTTTTCTATCCTTGCCAAATCTTCATTTCCGTAATATCCCCAAAGTAGACTTTTTACTTCATGCAGCATAAGAATAGAAGATTTATAGACCTGAACTTCATCACAGGACATTGCAATTGTAAATGCCGCAGATGCCGCTAATCCATCAACAATACAGGTAAAATGTTTATTTGATTTTTTTATCAAATTTCCAATTGTTAATCCTACAGTTGCATCCCCACCACAAGAATTTAAGTGTAGTTCAATTTTTGAGGCATTAGTAACATTTGCTAATGCCTCTTTAAAATCTTTAGGTGTAATACACTGAATATCAAGTTCTTCATCAGTCCACCAATTTCTTGGTCTTTCTTCAAAAACATCTCCCCATAATTCGATTATTCCTACATCATCTTTAATCACGGCAGAGTTTATAAATTTTCTATTTAGAGTCATCTGATTTCCCATTATTTCCTCCGTTAGTTACAGCATTTCTTATAATTTCATCTATCAATTTCGTTGTTTCCTCACTTAGTGCAGTTGCAATCGCTATATCTTGGTTTTCAGATTTTAATGATTCAATATTCTTTTTAAATTCTGAACCATTTAATCTAATTGCACTTTCTGCATGTGTACTAAAGCCACAATCACAAGCAAGTTTTTCAGCCGTAATTTCTTTAATTGGGTCAAGCGTACCTTGAGACGGTCCGATAAAATCGGCTCCAAGCCATGCTTGTCTGATAATTGGATTTGTAAAAAATCCAGGAGCAGAAATTCTACCTCTTGCTACTGCTTCATACACAAAAATTTCATAGATAGGTCGCATAAAATCAGAAATAAACCATTCTCTCCTCATTTTCACGACTTTCCAAAACTCAAGAAGTGCGGCACGTGCTGCGGAATAACTTGAATTGAATTCCTTTAGTAGAATTTCCTTTGAAATTTCGAGAGTTGCACCCATTTGAACACAAACTGCTTCTACAAAATTTTGAAAACCTCCAGCAGGTCGTTTAGGGTCTCCAAATGTTACTTTTTCTCCAGGTTTTAAAATATTAATATTTCCTGGTCCCATTTCGTACTCATCATCACTTAGCGGAATTGGAGGTTCTCCTTGGTCTACTGTATTTAGTGGGTTTTCATCTGTTCTTGCTTCTGTTTCGATAAAAGCTGTAAAACAACTCTCTACAACAGCAGCCATCAATTCAGAATCTGTATATCTTCTAATCTGTAAAAGATATTCAAGCACTGGAGCCAAATATGGAACACCACGCAATTGTCCCGCACGTTCGACATCAGCCATTACATGAATGACATTGGGGAGTTTTGTTTTTTCACCAAGGACTTCAACTCTAGTCCATTTTGTCGATTCGCAATGATATTCATGGCGGTAATTATTTCTAATGTGATATGCTACAATTTTACCTTTATCACTTACTTCAACACCATCATATATTCTATTTTTATTGTTGGAATTTTTCCCATCTGTGCTACAAACAACTCCGTCAGCACTATCAGTTGGCGTTTGAATTCTATCGGCTTCAACGACATTTAACCTAAGAGAATATGGATGCATATCATCTACTTCATCTTCTTCTCTTTGAATCAAAGTAAAACAATCCCCATTTTGCAATGAACTAAAAAATACAAGTTGTTGAATTTTATAAAAATCATTCAAGCCTAATGCATCACATTGGAATTTATTTTCTGCCCAAAGTTGATATTCTCTTTCGATATTTTCTTGCCATTCTTGAGCTTGTTCTTCTTTTAAACCTAATACTTTTTTATCGACCGCAGCCTTTAATGTTAAACCGCAACCAATAACATTTGTTCTATTAGTTTTCAAGGCAGAAAGAGCAACACCACCCGACATCGAAAGTAATCTGGCACGTTCTCGCAATGTTTGATTATTATAATTTATATCTTCATTAGGAGAGCCGGAATGTCCAGTAAACCCCTTAAAAGCCTTGCGTATATAACTTGCTGTAGTTTCAGAATAACCTTTATTCTGTTTTATTGGAACCGCCGAAGATGTTGGTTTAAATTTATTATTTTTATAATTTTTCTTTGACATAAATACCTCAACCTTAACCACAGGGGAAAAGGAGCAAAAACCCTGTGGCTAGAAACGTGGGATTACTCCAACACATTTTCTAGGTTTTTCTCCAGACAAAAGTCCTTCAAGCTCCTCTATTTCTGTTTCCAATTTTTCTATTGCGGACCTCAATTCAGAGGCTGACATGTTATAGTTCGTTTTACTTCGAGAACCAATGCTATAAGCCTGTGGTGTGCTTCCTGTTAATATCTTTTTTTCCATATCTAAATAGAGCGAAAGACGTTCTTTTTTTGATTCGAGCGAACGAACCCATCTATCACGTTTTGTCATTATTACCTACCATTCTGATGTGTTATTTCTTCGTGTTTTTCTTCGAGTAACATGTTGAACATTGGCAGGTTTTGATGGGCCATTCTTCAACATTTGTTCTATTTTGCTCAAATCAGGATTCCAAACTCGAAAAGCAGCATTAGCATAATTTCTACAATCCAATGCTTCATTTCTTGTATGTCCAGGAATTTTTTCCCATATCCATTTGTTCCCAGTTTTGCTTTTACTCAAAACAAGACGTTCGGACAAAAGGCAATTGAAGAAATAATGGTCATAACCCAACTCTTCATTTTTAGGAAAGTGGCAATAACTAGCACCAGGAGTTTCTACTCGCAAATTACTCATTATTGCCGTTTTACCTGCATCTACCCCAATAATGTACAGCCAAGTTTTTCGGTTTTGATTCCCATTTACAACAACCCTTGTAGGTTTTGTTGATATAAATGGAATATTCTCACCTCCACGCCCTTTAATTGCAAATACTCGTTTATATTCACGAATTCGACATTGTTCATAGACTTCCTGTGTAAAGTGACCGCCTGAGTCAATGAATGTTACTCCGACTTTTAATCCTTTACCATTTTTGAATTTATAAAGCCTGTCAATAACTTCATCTAGTTGCCGCCAAACTTCAGGTGAATCTGGACGTCCTAAAATATATCCTTTGCGAATTCCCCATGTTTCTTTAAAATAACCATGTCCAACAATTTCATATTCAAGTCGGTCATCTTGAGTATCAACACCACATGTTAGTGCTAAAACTCCATCAGGCAATTCTGCATCATAATTTTCACAACGTTCAAGCATTTCATCTTCAGATTGGATGTCACCTCTGTTTTCCCAAAGTTCTCCAAATTTAGTATTAAATACGACTTGAAGTTTCTCTGGATCATCTTTTGCAGCCAAAAAGGAAAGAATAATCGCTTCCCATCCATGCCAAGGTGAAACAAAAGCATTCAACCAAAAAGAAACGATACCTCTTTCGTATGCATCAGGATTTTCCGCAATCCATTTTGCAGGTTGAGTTTTCATTGTTTTTTCGGTTGACATACCTCCACAATGTGGACAGGAAAAATAAATATCTGAAACGGAATAAATCTTTTTATGATTTATAACCTTATAAGTCGAATTAAATCGAATTAAATTCCATGTGATATTTACATATTCCCCACAATGCGGACATTTTGAATGCCAACGTTCCTGAGTGCCTTGCATAAAACCAAAAGCTATGGCACTATCATCTTTAACTGTTGGAGTTGAAACTTCCAACGTTTTTGAATTGAAATATGTAATTTGACGAGCTTTTAATAGTTCAAAAGGGTCACCTTCGGTTCCTGCAGACTTTGCCCATCTGTCACGTTCATCCGCTATTACATATCTTGCAGGAGTTGATGCTAAATCCGAGGCCGTTTCTGAACCTACAATGCTTAGCATTCCACCTGGAAAAGATTTTTGAAATATTGTATTTCCTGATTTTTTTCCTTTGCGGACCTTATCACTAAGAGATTTACAATCCCTTATCATTGGTGATATTCGGAATTTGGAAAATTTTTCCGCAGCCTTCAAGTTAGGATGTACATACATAACAGATGCAGGAGCTTGGTCAATAATATAACCAAGAGCATTTAATTCAACCTCAGATTTACCAACCTGTGATGCTGCAACTGCTGTAATTACCCTTACTCGTGGGTCAGTCCAACAATCCATTATTCTTTTTAAATAAGGAGTCCTTTTAGTTCTCCAAGGTCCTGGTTCTGCAGAACTTTCAGGAGACAAAATTCTTTTTTTATCCGCCCACTCCGATAATGTCAATTTTTCAGGTGGCTTAAAATATTCTAATGACGGTTTAATAATTTTATCGATTTGTGTTTTTAATTGTTCCGGGCTTAAAGTGATTGAATCACTAGTCGTCAAAATCCTCTCCATCATTTGGAACTTCTTTGCCATGGCGTTCACGGATTCGTTCTTTGTAGAATTCAATATCAAATTCAAACTGTGATAAATTCTCTAAAACTTCATTCACGCCATCTGTAATTATCTCTTCTATTTCCGCAGCCGTAGTTAAGTTGCATACATCCATTGCTAAACGCCCGGGTAAAGCAGACAACGAACTTTTAATTGTTGCTGCTAAATTTTCTGTAAAAATTTGAACATCTTCAGCTCTTAATAATTTTGCTTGAAGTTGTTTCAATTCAAGAACAGAAAGGTCTGCTTTTGATTTTTTATAAATGATTTCAGCTTCTAACTTTTCTTTTTCAAGTTCTTCAGATGTACGTTTTTTACCACTCGTAATATCTTGTAAATATTTGATGTAATTTTGAATAGATTTAATTGTTGGATAATAATTTACACCTTTTACCCTCTTTTTCGGCATTACGCCTATATCTGAAAGCTGTCGGATTCTTTCAGAAGAAAGATGAAAAAAATTTGCAAACCACTTGGTATCCTCATAACCTGTTAAGTCATTTGGCTTTGAACCCTTTTCCATAAATTTATATCCTTTCAAAATTTTTGTTTTTATAACTTCTGTAAAACCCTTGTAGGACGTGTGAATTTTGAAAATTTTTCTGTAAGGAAACCAAACCAAGTGTCCAATTTTTTAATTTTGAAAAATAGGTATTTCTTGGGCTCACCAGCGCCGTATGCTGAAAAATCGGCTCACAGTACCTTTTGAAGTTTAAAACTCGCTCCCTGTCTGCATTTCGCCTTTGGTTGTACTTGCTTCACAGGATGCGCCACAAGGCGATTGCTTGTGGCTTGTGGTATCATTCATCCTAAGACCTTATTTCAAGGGGCTTGTAGGCGATTGTGAGCAGAGTTGAAATCTAACTTCACTCTGGTAATTCCCATTTGATTTCCTTACCTTGCCTATAACATTTAATAGGCTCACCGGTATCAAGAGAAATGAATCGTTTAACTATTGCATCGCAATATTTCTCATCTAGTTCTATCAATCTTGCGAAACGTTTTAATTTTTGACAAGCGACAAGTGTTGTTCCACTTCCTGCAAATGCATCAAGAACGATTGATCCATTCTTAGATGAATTACCTAACAAGAATGAAAACAATTCAACAGGCTTCATTGTCGGATGAATATCACTTCTTTGCGGTTTGTCGAACTCAAAGCAAGTTGTAAGAGTTCTATCATCAATGAAGTAATGTGCTGCGCCTGTTTTCCAGCCATAAAGACACGGTTCATGTTTCCATTGGTAGTCTTGCCGTCCGATAACAAAAGCATTTTTAATCCAAATCAAACATTGTCGGACTTCCCAATCTGCATTTATACACGCACTTTGAAATAAATATCTTTTTGAATCAGCGTGCCAAATATAGAAACTTGCACCAGCTTTCATATTTGCATCAATATTTGTGAAGGCTTTTGTGAGGAAAGATGCAAAGTCTTCATCAGTCATATCATCATTTCTGATTGTCAATTTATCTGCGGTTCCACCTTCATAATTAACATTGTACGGTGGGTCCGTTAGAACTATATCTGCAAGTTCTCCATTCAATAGATTTGAATAGGTTTCAGAAACTGTTGCATCAGCACAAATCAATTTATGTTTACCTAATATCCAAATATCACCTAGTTGTGTAAATGGCTGTGCATCCGAAACCTTGAGATTATTTAAGTCGTCAGATACATCAATATTGCTTAATTCTCCAAGTAAACTATCAAATTCTGATTGGGAATAACCTGTTAAACTCAAATCCTCGAAGTCAATATTTTTAAATAAATCTGTTAGTTTAGCAGCATCAATTTCTGCGGATTCAGCAATTTTATTATCTGCTAATAATGCTGCTAGTTCCTCTTGTTCATCTTTAAAATTCTGATACTCAACAGGACAGCTTTCAAATTTTGCAAGTCGTGCGGCCGACAATCGACCATGACCTTTAACAATTAACCCCGAAAGAGTTGAAACAGTAATTGGTGCTCTCCAACCTGTTTTCATTATTACTTCTGATAATAGTTCTATTTGTTCTTTCGGGTGTGTATTTGGGTTCTTTGGATTTGGCTTTAATTTAGTAATATCAACAATTTCATCAAATGCACAATAAACAGGCACATTTTGGATATAAGAACGTGCCTTTACTTCTAATTCTGTCATTATTCGCTCCTAGTCTATTCATTCTTTTCATACTGACTATTCACGAATAAATTTTTAAATATTTCTTCTAAAACATTAACAACAATGGAATTTCCTGCTTGTTTGTATAGTTGGGTGTTAGAAACACCGCTATTTTTTGCACTCCAAAAGTCCGAATCATCAAAGCCCATCAATCGCCAACACTCAAGCGGTGTAAGTTTCCTGATATTATAGGATTGATAAATTTTAGGCCAACTGGAATGACTGACAGTAATTGTCGGAGATAATCCAGTCAGGGAGTATATTCTCCCCTGTTGGGGATTTCCTCCAAAACTTCCATTTGGGTAAAGATTACCAAGATTTATAATTTTCTTTTCAACAACATAATTATCCTTTTGAACGGTTGTAATAGTGTTGGATATCCCATTGGAATTAAGTTCTAGCCGTTGTTTTGTTGTACACCCCTTACTTCTATCAGATGGATTATTTGGATTTCTGCCACGACTTGCAGCAATTATAAAGTTTCCTTCCATTCTTGAGGCAGGTTTTGTCGTTATTGTTTTGACATATTCTTTATCATCAGGCTTGAATGGTGAAAAACGGAATCCATTACCCTTGATTTCATTTGAAATTGAATTTCGGATAAAATATTCAACTGTTTTAGGTTGCAAATAAAAAGTCTCATCAACTTCTTTTTCAAGAATATCAATGAGACTTGTAAATAAACTTTTTCCAGTTGGAAAATTGAATTTATAAGATAAATCTTTGCGAATACTTATTGCATAAACTCGTTCTCTGTTCTGTGGAATACCAAAATCTTTTGCATTTAATACTTTCCAATATGTTGAATACCCTAAATTATCTAAATATGTAATCCAGTTGTCAAAATCTGCTTTAAACTTTTTACCTACAAGATTTTTAACGTTTTCAAGCATTAAATATTTAGGCAATTCACTATGTTGTTTGGAAATTTCAAGCAATCTTTGAACTTCATATAATAATCCGGAACGAGTATTTTTATTTATTCCTGCTCGTTTACCTGCTACGGAAATATCCGTACAAGGAAAAGAATATGTCCAAAAATCGGCATAGTTTAACTTTTTAATCGTTCTAATATCGCCATAATTATAAGTCTTTCCGTAGATTGATTCATAACTTTTAATTGCAAATTTGTCTATTTCAGAAATACCAACTACTTCAAATGGAACACCTATCCTAATTAGTGCTTTTCTTTGAGCTCCGATACCAGAAAAGAGTTCATTCAATGTCAATTTGTTCAATAGCCCTCCAGTCTATCTCTTTATACTGACTGAAGTTCAAACTATTAAAATGTTTTCTTTACAAATCTGGACATGTGGTGATTTAATCTTTTTTCTAAAAGCTCATCTCTTTCTTTTTCAATTTTTCGTCTTACGTTTTTATTTGAAAGCATATGAACTAAAGAAATAGTCTTTACTACTTTTATTGGCGTAGATTTGTTTGTTAATCGCCATGCTGGTAACCGATTATCAAACAGAAATAAAGCACTATCGATTGATGTTGGTTCTCTATGTGGTAAATTTTTACGAATTCCCCTCACATCAAGACTAACTTTATATCTTATTCTTGGAGTCTTTTTCCCTTTATTTCGTACCTTTTTTCGTTCCAATAACTCTTCTTTGCTCAATTTTCTATAATTTGTACGCATTCCAAAGTGTAGAGGGGTTAGCCTTCGACCATAGTAATTTAATGCCATTGAATTAATATCCTCTCCACGAAGAGTAACCCCACCGATACTACTATTAGTAAAATCCTTTTTGAAATTATATTTTATTTCTTTTTTCTTGATGTTATACAACCAAGTAACGGCATTTGAAACTTTGCCAGGTAATCGAGCCTTCATATCAGAAATTGTATTCTTGTAAACTTCTGGCAAGTTTTCTCTGATGCCTGCTAATTTCTGTGTCGTTTTGGCAATATCAGTAAGAATATTAAAAGATTTACTTAAAGGCATAGAACCTCCAACAAAAAAAAGTCCCCGCAAAGGAGACTTTAATTTTTATTTTTTTTTTCAACATTTTAACGATAAACGATAAACCATGTGAAAGTCAATGAAAACATGTGAAACCTTGTGAAAAGTTGTGAAAACATGTGAAAACTTGTGAAACCCCATAAGATATAAATTATTGCTAAGTTATAGCGATTTTGTTAAAAATTTTTGTTCAAAATTTTCTCTTAAAAATAGTCCAAAAGTATTAGAAAAATCAATGTGTTTTTTCTTAATATATCTTAATATGCTTTTATGGTAATATAAACCCATAGAACTTTAAAAACAAAATATAAGGGTAGTTCCAATACCTCCCAAGCACCATCACAAACAGAACGAGTTTAAGGGTGAAAGGAGGTGAAAATATGAAACGGAAAATAATAAGAGCGATTATCATTGCCGTGATAACCGCCCTCAAAATTATTTTGCTTTTTGTATAAGGGAACGATAAGTTGGCTAAACTTCAGTGGAGTTTAGTCAACTCCCTTATATTTTTATTATAAACTATATTAAACATTTTTTCAACCATAAGGATTAAAAAAAGCAATATGATTTATTTGCATGCAACATCTAATAAATCTATTGCAAAATCCCTATGACGTCCTGAACCCATTTCAATATAATTTCTCAGATATTTTACAATTTTTTCAGCAGTATCCGCTGAATAGATATTCTGTTTAATATTTGATTTTTCAAAAGCAACATCATAAAAATTGTATTTATTCAGTAATTGTGTCCCTTCATCCTCTTCATCGTAATTTATAGATAAATAACTGTTATTGATTTCATCTTGCGTAATACCAATATATCGTTTTGTAACTTCAGGTGATGAATGATTGAAGATTGCTTGCAGAATTGCAACATCACGAAATTTTTTGTAATGATGGTATCCAAATGTTTTTCTCATTGTGTGAGTTCCAAAATTTCCTTTGATTCCAAGTTCGCAGCAAGCACGATTTATCATTCTATAAACCTGAGAACGGTCCAGTTTTTGTCCTTTGTTCCCTAAAAATAACGGCTCAGCCAATGACCTACCGTTACAATATCGAGATAAAAGTTTTTTAATCATTGGACTTAATGGAAACATCTTATATTTATTTGTTTTTTGTTCCCTGATCCTTACAAAATCGGTATCTGTAACATCTTCTATTTTTAATTTCAAAATATCCGATACGCGCAGTCCACTATAAATTCCAAGTGAAAAAATCACCTCATATTTAGGATAGTTATCATGAAACCAACCTAAAATCTTATTTATATCTTCCTTATTCCTAATAGGCTCAACAACTTGTACTTCTTTCATCTTTTTATCCTTTCTGCTTTTGTTTGTACTTGTCAAACCTTTTTATCTGACTAATTTAAAACCGTGACGGTTTGTCACGGTTCTGGAGTTTTGGGTCTGTTTAAAAATTCTTTGTTTCCCCACATTTTTATATTCGATAAATCTATCATCTTTCCACATGCCGGACAATATGGGTATAAACCTCGTCTGTAGTACGATAACATTTCTTTTAAAGCAATAGGTTCTTTGTGATTGTGAAACCACGCAGTTAATTCCTTTGCATATTCGTATTGACCTGATAAATGTTGTTCAAACATTGAATCATTTTTCAATAGTTCTTCAATCGCCTCAAACGCATCAACAACCTGACCACATTTTCTGCAATATACAAGTCTGTTTATCGAATCAACTTCAAAGGTCCTATTTTTGCAGTTGCATTCTTTTCGTTTATTGTTTTGAATCAATGGCATTATATTCAAAATTTTATATTTTGGCGGCTCTTCATAATCAAAACCACTCATAAGCCCTCCGTTTCTGTTTACCATTCTCTAATGCTGTAATTAGAAGATAATTCATTGTTATTTTTATCTATCAGAGGATTGTTGCAAGAACAACCGCCCCAACCAAGTATTTTGTATTTTAACCACTCTTCAAATTCATCCCTTGTTATATCTTCAGGAACATTAAATTCTATGGTTGCATCAAATCTTTTCATGCCAGTATTCCAACCTCCAATAGTTCGGGATTTTCGTATCTATTACCGATAATTTCCACAAACGTAGGATCGCTCACAAAAGGGAGTAACTTTCCTTTTTTATCTAACTTTTTAAAATAAAACGCTGCAGATATTTCATCCCAAATAACAAGCATTTTCATCCAATACACTCCACAATGACCATTTACAATATCACCTTCATATATCAATTGTTTTTTATCATCGCATCTTCCGGTGCATTGCAAAATAATTACATCCTCAGTAATATCTGTGAAAAAAGCTACATCTCGTGCATTATCTCTTTCAACTAAATAAACCCCAGTATTATCAATACTTATCCAAGAATCTGTATTCTCGGTTTTATAATCCAACGGTAAAAACTTTTTTTTAGTTTTATCCCATATTTTAAACTTATATCTATCTTGCATTATATCTTGCATTATATTTACCTCAATTATTCCGAATCCTGCAATTTTGCTACTAAATTTCTAAAAGATTCATTGATTTCTAACATTCCACCCCGAGTAAAAAAGATAACTGTTTTATTTTCACAGCCATGCATTGGTCTAATCATGCTAATATCGCTACAATTTATTATAACTTCACCATTATCATCATTTGTTAAAATTATTTCCATTCCTTGTTCTCCTTTATTTTGTTTGTAACTTCCAATAATTCAGGATTTTCATAGATATTGCCGATAACCGTTATCCCGTCATCAACCATGCTAATTGCATAACCATCTTCAATAACTGTTATCTCTTCACCATCAACTATGTCAATTGTATAACTATTTTTAAAAAGAGGATTTAATTGAAAAGAATTATAACACCATTTCACATAATGTAATCCACCATGGTCGATATTTACAATATCTCCTTCAAAAATAATCTTCCCCTTTTCATCTTTTAATCCTGTACTTAGCATAACCGTACAATTTTTATCAAAATCAATATTTGTTTGGTTAATTAGAAATACACCAGCATTCAATTTCACTCCTCTTTTGCGTGCTACTTCTGGTAAACCTTCAAGTTTTGCGACATAGCCCGTTGCTGTAATAACAAAATCATTGTAGTGCATTGTGCTTGTAGTTTTATCCCATACTCTACTTTTAAATCTATCTTGCATTATTTCCCTCCCTTAATAATTCGGTATTTTCATAGATATTGCCAATTACTTCATAACAAGTATTTCTAGTTTCATCAAAACCAAAATCATTTAACCCTTGATTTATTCCTTCTGAAATGCCTAGTTTCTTTGGATTTACACAATGATATACATATTGCCATTGTGAATATATCCATTCCACAATTCCGATATAATTTAAAATACTTTCGCC